CTCTGGTATTTCGTCAAAACCTTTAAGGTCATGTGCTCTACCTTGCCAGTTTGTTTTATCATCCTCGAATTGAACCGCTCCAAATTCTATTGTTCTTTCGTTTGGGAAGTTCCATATTTTATCAGCTTTATTCTCTTTTGCGTTGTCCTTGATTATCTCTCTTGCCCTTCGCATATTACCCTGTAAGTTAGGATACGTTCTGCGAAATATGGCGGAATGTTCGTGACACTCAATTGCCATTCCTAAAAGTAAATCAGTTTTACCCCCACCGGCCGCCCCCCCATAAAATAGTTCATCCGCCCTGGATAAAACAGCCAACCATTGCGGCTTAGATTGTGGATACCATAATGCCGTCTTATTCTGTATTCTTGCCAGGTATGATTTCTCTGACAGCATCAACGAACTTAGATATTGCTCTATCATATCCATCGGCTGTGTTTATCTTTTCTCCGGCGCTGGTCACGTCAAGTTTGTCTGTCAACATTCCGTGATACTTTGCAATTGTGGTTAGTGCTGTTTGGGCGTCGTGTAATTCAACCTCTACCCATTCGTCTTCCCATTGTTCGGCATCGTCCCCACGGCCTTCAACTCTGCGAGTTCGTTTGGTTTTTATTTTCTTCACAAGAAAAAAATATTGTTCCGCTTCGGGATCGCTAAAATCGAAATAGCAAAATCCCTCGTCTGTAATTCGAATAAACGGGAATGTTGATGCTCTTGCAATTGCCGATAAGCGACATAAAACCTCGTCCCTACTCATCGCCTGTTTGGTAATATGGTCGTTTATTGCAAGTAATATGTTATCTTTTGCTACTATTTCAGACGCTTTTGATCTACACGTATCTCTTTGCGCTTTTGGATGCAGGCGCGAATAAGCATCCGTTGCATTCATGTTGCAACGGAAGTACATATCAACAAAGGCTCTCTCTTTAGGCTTTAGGTTGATATAAGGGGTTTCTTGTGAGTTCGTGTCTATTGCTATTCGATCCGCCTTCTGGTTGCTCTGCTTTGATACTTGACTGTAAAACAGACTTCAACTGCTTCAATACTTCGATGTTCGCCTTCAATTCTGCATACCTTCCCGAAACACTTGCAAACTCGATCTGGTAATTCAAAATCTCTTGACCAATACGCTCAAGCATTTCAACCTTTCCGCCATAGTCAAGAGATAAAATGTCAGTCTTGCTTAATTCACTCATTTTTCGCCTTCCCATGAAAATACACAAATAAAATTGCGAGCGCAGCGAAAACTAGAATCAGGTATAAGTCCATGTTTTTATTTTACCACTTTTGATGTACAATGTATTTGTATTCTCCTTTCCCCTCTCAAACAGAAAGAGGTCGGCTTATATTGTCCGACCTTTTTCCGCCGCATCTATCGCAAGCAGCTATTACTCCTCCTCTATCAATTCTTTGCCGCAATAACAGCAAAACTTTAGCCTATTGTCGGTTGGCGTTCCTTCTGTGAAATGAAACGCCTCTCCGCAGTCGGTACGCCATAAACAAATCTCTTCGTCATCTTCTTGAATCCAATGACATTTGTTATTATCTGGAGAGGTTTCTAATATAGCGCGGATGTCTTTTTCAACTATTCCCCACTTACAATATTTGTTGCCTTGTAATCAGAATTGATACCTTACTTGATCGGCCTCCACGCAATAACATCAGGACTGCGGCGGTAATCTTCGTCCAAACTTACAGTATAATAAGTACAAAAATGTGATCCCCTAGCGCCGGTACTACGTCCCCAAAATCCCCGGTAAACATTCTTGTCGTTTTTATAGACAAACTCAATGGGCCAACCGTAGTTATCTGGCATCTCTTTTTCCGGCTGTTTCCAGCCGTCTGAGTAAAAGAATGTTCGGCCATCGGCTACAAATCCAGCGCGATCAATACCGCAAAACTGCACATTATTCAGCTTACGAATCGTTTCAGCAAACCGATCTATGGCATTTTCAAAGGGAGTCGGCTCAACCACGCATTTGCAATTGCGATTATCATTGTGTTTCTTCCATGCAGATTCGAGGGCGGCGATATGGCGTTCCGCGCGAGTCACACCATCAACTGCGCGGCCTAGTGCAATTTTCATCCCGGTGAACAAATCGAACCTATCGCCTAGTTGGCAAACCGCATATCCATAAAACGGATAAGTATCACCGTGCCTACACAGCACAACCGGGTTCTTATTCCAGAACTTGATATGCCGTCCTTCATAGTCAAACTCAAAATCAGGCGCGGCGGATTGTTTGGGTTGGGATGATTCTTCGGGTTTTTGTGTTTCTCCTCTCAAAACACTAACCCAACTCAGATCAACTTCAACCGATTTGCCCGTTCGCGTATTCGTGATTGTTATTGAATTACTCATTTCATTCCTTCCCTTTCTTGATATTCCTTCAAAAGTTGAATCCAGTTTAGGCTAAATCGCTCAGCCACTTCCTCAAATGTGATAGGCAGTCCCTTGACTTTGTGCGATCATAATATTCTATGGCTGCATCTAGTGTTTCCTGATAGGTGAGTTTCTTGGCGGTGGTCATTTGTCACCACGCACAAAACTATTCCAGGCAGAGATGGCTTCGGATTTGGTGGTTGCAAAAAATTGGTGTCGTTCTCTAGAATCATTTATGTATCCCCATGAAACAATCCAATTAAATAAACCGTTTTCAATATTAGGCTTCATCCCCTTGTACTCAAGAGGCTGTTCTTGCGGCGGGTCGATTAGCATGTAGCGGATATTTGTCATATCCTTACATCCATACAATGCGGTTATGATTGATACTGGATTTTCTTCTGCAAGATGGGGAGTAATTGTAATTTGAAACCCCTTGTACATATCCAAGACTATCCGCCCCATAATCTCATCGGCTTCAAGTTTATGCTCACTTGATTCGTACCATTTTCCTGATTCAAGTTTCATTTCGCACTCCCTTTCAGTTTCCTCTTCCTTGCCGGAATATCCTCGCGCATGATAATCCAGTCATGAGCAATTTTAATCGCTTTGATCTGGCCGCGCTGACACATTCTCCTCACGTGCGCGGGGCTCAGTTCTGACAGTTTCGCGGCTTCAACTGTGCCTACAAAATCCATTTTTTCTGTTGTCGGGGGTGTCATTGGTTCACTCACCTTTACCCAGTAACATTTTGTACAAGTCGTTCTCATTTAGACCGCTGTGACATGAACAGGCGGTTTTCCCCGCCACCGGTATTACCTCGCTGGTTACCGGTATCGGTCTCTTACTGAGAGACGCTGTCAAAATAACTGCTTTTGCACATGGAACGAATTGTTTTAGCTTGCGTCCGCCGTTTTTGTCCATCTGTTGCAGGTATGCCTCATGATTCAATTGAAAGGCCAATTTATTATATCTGTCATAATTTACCCTTTCATTTTTGGTTATCATAAGATAGTCTCGTATCTTTCCTGCATTTTATAAATCGCATGGCCCAGACCAAACCGGCAAGTGTCATATTTCCACGTCCAGATGTGAATTTGGCGAATACCCGTTTTGGCAAATTTAGCTGCGGCCTTAGGTTGTTTGGCCGCATAATTCTCAATCAATTCACTCCATTGATCTGGAGAATAAATCGCGTTTTCGATCGGCGAGAAAATTACCTCTTCCCGCCCCTCTGCCCCGTCCATTTTTTGCATTTGCTCAAGAGTTTCCATTTTTATTCTCCTATTTTGGTTTCGGCATCCTGCCTCATCGGTCGCGGAGTTTTACCGCGAGACCAACCCGGTGAGCCCCGCCGGGAGGGAAAGGTTATTTAGTAGTCCTCGGTCAATTCACCGTTCCGCTGCCAAACCGTTGAGTGAGTTGGTTGTTTTTCAATTGTTGTGGTGGCGCTATCAATTCTCAATCCGATGCTGTTTCCAGCCGAGAGCAAATCGTTAAGTTTTTCGACATTTACGATCCAACCTTTTGATTCTTTGTCCCACTGACCATCCAGGTAAGTTTTGATGTAGCTTTTGTTATCAAAGGTATTTCCGGTGAGTAAATTCCCGTTCAACTGCATCTTGTTATTTTTTCGGGTGATCAAATTTGTTGTCATTTTGTTTTCTCCTTTTTTTTGTCTGTCTCACTTACATATATATAATAGCACTTTATAGTGCATAAGTCAATAGGTTTCAGATAATTTAAGATTCGTGTGGCGGTCTTTTTATAAATATTCCCTCGCTTCAGGATGCGCCTCTGCAAAACGATTGAATAAATCCGGCCAACCGCGTTTTAATATCACTAACTGCCCGCGGCCAAGAACCCTGTCTACAGCGAGAGGCCCTATTCTTTGATATTCTGGAACAACTCCAATTTCTTCCAGACGATCATAAGCCTTGTTGTAATCTAAATTATTTGAGTAAATAAAGGCCCAAACATCCTTCCATGTCCAATTATGAATCGGGTTACAATGCCAGAATTGGTCAGTTTTTGAATAAAACAATGGACCCATTGTTCGCAGGTGCATTCTGCGGATATTGCTCTCTTCTTGACGTAATCCCAAAAAAACTAAGTCGTAATTTTGTTGTTTGGCGTAATCTGGTATTCCGTCGAAATCACCATGTGTTTGGAACCATTCGGTATGCCAGGCGTTTGTGCGAATTTGGCGAACATCCAGACCTGAATTTTGTAAGCGACGAATATACTCCATTGTTTCCGGCAACCACCACTCGTCATCTGACCAAACCGCAGGCGGATTTGGGTCAATCTCTCTGACAAGAGAATAAACCACCGTACTGTCCTTTCCCCCGGAAAGCGAGACATAAATTGATTCATTTAGATTTATTGCGTCTTGAATAATTTTACGAGCATTTTCTAATAACCGCTTAAATTTGGCCGTTTTTGAATATATCATGGCTATTTCAAATTTGGATATTATTTTCATCACAATATTTTATCAACCGTTTTCTTATTAACTCTCTGAATCTGCTCACAGTATGAATATTTATTGAAAGCTCGTTAGAAATTCCCAAATTGTTATATTCAGAGCATAAATAATTACAAATTGATATATCCCTTTCAATAGATTTACTTGCATTTTTCTTCTTTCGTGTTGACTTGAATATTTCTGATAATTCTTGTTTTTTTTCTTTCCTCAATCCAGACCGTTGCCGGACAATGCTCGGTTGACATTTCTCTAAATTATCTATGGGTTCAATTGGATAAATTGAATCAAACAAGCCGATCAATTTATCTCTTGTAGCGCCATATTTCCACCAGATCACCCAATTAAGTGCTTTTGTTCTGCCCGCAACAAAATAATAGCTTTCTGGTTTACCAATTGGGGATTGATAAATAGCTATTTTTGCCTCTTGAAGCATATCCTCAAAATCTTGCTCACAGAATTCATGTCTGGCTCTCAAGACAGCAGATTTCACTGACATTCTGGCTACTCGATCAATCTCTGCGTCGTTCACGGTAACACCAACTCCATTTGATTGCGATTATCCCAATAAGGGGGTCTGACCCCGTAATACCCAATTCTGGAAGGAACAAAATCTTTAGGCAAATCTATTATGGGTATCCCGCGCATTAATTTTCCTTCTTTCCAAATGCTCATGTCTTTTTCAATTGGTTCGATCTCCCAATTCATTACCCTCCCCCATCCCTGGGATGTCTTTTTTCCCAAATGGGTAATCATAGGCAAAATATTGCGTAACCAGTTTTCGTCACATTTCATATACCATTCCACCCATAAAGCCGACCGGTAAAATACCAGCATACGATAGGCCTTATAGGTTGCTGCACTTGTATCTACCCGACCGCGCTTGCCGTTAAAATCAATCAAACTTGCATGGGTCATATCAAACCGCTTACTCCAATAATCCTGTCCGTCTGCGTGCGGACCCCATTGCGCCCAGGAGCAACGATAATACCAATCCTTTCCGTGAACGATAGCGATTGGCATACGCCCGCCTTTAATTGGTTCTCCCTTCGGTTGGGTTAAAATGGACGCCCCGGAAATAGAAAACTCCTGCACACCTATATCAGATCGCACATGCTGATATAGCAAAACACCATCCAGGGGAAGCCATTCATCAGAAACTATTGGCGTTCTCAAATAAGCTCGTACTCGGATGTTCAAAAAACTACTGGAGTCCATTGATGATCTCGCGAATAGCATCGCCATTATCATGGAGGTGCTGCATATATTTTGTTCCGAGCGCAAAATCGAGATTTTTTCCCTCTGGAGCCAGACGAGGATTTATTTCAACCCAGTTATCAAATTTTATCGACACCTTGCCATGACCGACATTACTCTTTCCTCCCAAATATGGGAGCCTGCCAAACTCTGCCAGCGTCACACAGAATGATTCAAATTCCAAATCGTTAACATCATCAAGAGAAATGTCAAAGAACAGCCGAGTTCCGGCTGCCAGGGTCTCAACAAAATATCTCATTTGCTGTGACTGACCTGTCTCTCCGGCAACGTCATCCTGTGTTCCTCGTTTTTCACGTTTGTAAGCCGCATCTGCATCGAGTAAACCCCTTACTTCAGGGGCGATCAATGCCCGCAAGTGTTCGTTCTTTTCGTCGTCGCGGCGGGTGTAGGCTTCTTCCTGGCACATATCCCAAATGGATTGCTCATTCCCACTGACGAATCTCTGTGGTATCAAATGGACGGTTTCTTTGCATATCGGGATAGCTTTACCGATTTTTGCGGCTCCCGGCATGATCTGATTCCCCATTGCTCCGCCAAAAATAGACACTAACGGAATTAGTTTTCGCCACCGCCGCGCTTCGTCAACATCCAAACCGGCATTACCGGATTTTGTTAATGCTCCGCCTGAAAACAGAAAATAAAACGCCGCCAGGCTTAAACCGTTTACTTCTCCGGTGAATTCATTCACTCCATATCCAAGCGTCTTGAGCATGTGAAACATGCCTCTGTCTCGTAGAATTCCACGAACAGCATTGCCAGAGATTACCGGAACTTCCTCGATTGATCCATCTGGTTGCACGATTTTTTCACGGCGTAATTTTGCGTTAATTCCGAATGTCTCTCCAATATGACTGATAGAAGTCATTGCCGTCATAACACCTTCAAAAATATACGTACGCATTATTCCTTCTCCTTATGTTTGGCTTCCCACTCAGCTCTTTTTTCCTCGTTATCCACGCGGACAAGTAGGACTAAAAGTGTGGTTTCTTCGCGAAGCATTTTCAGAACCGTGTGGTCGTCGGCGCTTTGAATGATTGCTTCGAGCGCACCTCTTTCTGCCTCTGTTCTCCCAAGATCAATTCTCAGGCGAGAGCAAATCGAGTTGATAAATTTTGCCAGGTTGCTGGTGTAGGCCGCCGCCCTGATTTCGTTCTCGAATTGAGTCCAGATCGTTTGGCGATATCGGCTCTTGTAATCCGAGGGGATTCCCCTCCAAATTATCGAGAGCAGGGTCGCCACTTCTGCTTGTTTTGGATTCTTCGTTTCCATCTTCACTCCTTTGTACCAAAAATAACGCCAATTGAAATAATCCGGTTTTGCGGATCGGTTTAATTTGATTTTCAAGTTCTTGCCATCGCTCTATCCCGAATTCCATAATTCTGGTATGGTAATAATTTCCGCTTTCAATCTCCCCTTTTGAAAATACCGTATAAAGATCTTCAATCGCTGATAGTAATTCTCTCAGTTTTAGTTGATCTATCCAGATAGATTGTTCCTCAAATTGCACCCATCCATTTGACTGATCGGGCTGATTCCGTCTTGCTCGGAATGCAATGTGCTTCTGCCCACTCACTGCAATTGCGGCCATTTCTGGAATAGAATCTGCAAGCAATAACTCGGCCATTTTTGCTTTATTACCTTTGCTTACCGGTATCCATTCCCCAGCAACAATAAAATGGCTATAATTTTGCATTTTTTGCGGTTTATCTTTGCCCATTAATTCTCGCAACTTTTCAGAGCGTTGGTTAAACCAAAAGAGACAGTCATCACATATTATTTCTCCTGGCTTTAATATGTCGTAATTAGTGAAAGTATCTTTTACCCAGTTATTAAATTCGGTACCTTCATTATTTTTTCCGCAAATTCGACAAGGTCCATACATAAAGAGTCCTTTTTTGCTTAGTTGAAATTTTGACTATAAAATCCAGGAATATGGCGTTTACTGTTTTCTGGATTCATCATCCAACTCGATATGCCTATCCGCGCTGCTCACGACTGCGCACAGCGCCCAGATGAATAGGTCAATAAAAAGCAGGCCTACAACACAGATAATCGCGATCCAGATTCCGGTCATTTTTTACTCCTTTTCGCCGACAGGAAGGCTCACAATCGTTTTATTTCGCGTTTATGACCAACATTACCTATTTTCCACGCAGCCGCCTATTTTGCCACTTTTCAAGGCTAAAAAATTGATTCTAGAGTGCGTTGGACAGTCTCTAAATCCCACGTGACGAATCCAATGCCACCGGCGGCTTTTACATCCTCGATGAATTGAAGCTGCTCGGGTGAAGCCGTGTTTTTACCTACCTTGCACTCGATAGCACAGAATCGCCCGCGCCAGCAGCACAAAATGTCAGACGTACCTTTTGGGGCCCCGCGAAATACGCGCGTCTTGCCGCCGTCTCCCTTGATGACCCGCACGCCTGAGTTTATCCGCAACGAGACGCCGCCCATGAGTGTGATGTAAAAAAGGATGGAGTTGACTAATTCTTGTTCGCTCATTCTGCCGTCTTTACGATAAACGCGATTTGAGACGAAAGCGGATTGAAAGCTGATACTGTCTCAGCTTCATTCTTACACCACCACAAACCCTCTGCTTTTAGGATTAACGTTTTAATTGACGATGCTTCACCACCGATCCAAATTATCTGAAATTTATCGCCTACGTTTATCATTTTCTCTCTCCATTCTCGCTAACTTTTTGAGCAGCCGGGCAAATATAGGATTCTTCTTCGCCTTTGGTCACTCCACATTTCAGGCACGAAGTTTTCGCCTGATAGCCGCCATTGATCGGCGTTCTGATTTCGAACCATTCATGCGGTGCTAATTTGATGCCTGGGTTATCTGTCATTTTCGACCTCCATAATTCTTTTACCGATCCATTCTAGTATTTGTGGTACTACGGCGTTTCCCATTTGTTTTACTCTAAGTTTGTCCAATTCAATGGGAACCCCATTATCCACTCGTATATTTGAGGGTTTGGTATTCCCCCATATTTGTTTTGAATTATCCAACCGATACCGTGATAATGATCTCCGGGACTCTTTGAAGTTAAATATTTCTCTTCCCAAACCGTCGGGGTAGGCCACAATATAGATTCTTTCCCTTCGGTGCGGTGCGCCAAACTTTTGCGCGGGTAACACTTGCCACTCCGCATCATACCCGATTGAGGCCAAGTTGTTAAGAATGTTTCCGAAGAATAATCCGTTGTCGCTTGAAAGTAGCCCAAAGACATTTTCTGCCACAATCCACTTGGGGTTAATTTCGCAAATGATTCTGAAAAATTCCGACCAAAGCGTGGATCGTTCTCCGGTAAGTCCAAGTTGCTTACCTGCGAGACTAACGTCCTGACAGGGGAATCCTCCGCAAATAAGATCAACTGGTTCAAGATTTGCTTTTCCAACTTCTCTGACATCTTTATACCTCTTTACACTAGGCCAATGTTTTTCTAAAACTTTGTTACACGCTTCATCAATTTCAACTTGCCAGGCACATTCCATTCCAGCACGTTCAAAACCAAGATCAAAACCGCCAATACCTGAGAAAAGGGAACCAAATTTCATTCCGCTGTTATACATTTCTCTTCTCTGCCTCTCAAATATTCGTGTAGTTTTCGGAGGGTCTAAAACTTTTTGTATTCAGTGAAACTCGGAAAATGAGCACCCTTGACAAGCCGTACAAGATTCTTGCCCGTGTCCCCTTCCCGATTCTTTGAGTAAACAAGGTTCACTATCGGGCAATTATCAAGAGTATTTTGCCCGGTATTTTCCAGGGTACAAATCAAATCCGCTCCGTGATGCAAACCTGCCCCGCCGTAAACCCCGGACATGCCGCCTTCTTTGAACCCTTGTTTTGTCATACTCTGAATAGCTATTCCAGCTAAATCAAGGTCTTTGACAATATGATGCAGCTCCTCTGTGATATGCCCGATCCGCTCATAATCTTTGCCCTCAAAACGATCACGCAGTAATCCAAGATAATCAACCAGAAACCACTCGATACCGTTTATTTGCTTCAAGCGGGTAAGCTCAGACCTTAAGGATGCTGTTGTCCAGGACGTTGAATCTGAAAAGTAAATTGGATACGCCGCCATTTCTTCAATCGTTCTGGTAATGTTGTCCCATTGATCTGGAAGTACCGTTCCTGTTTTCATTGTCCTAACAGGCACTTTCGATTCAACCGACAAGGACCGCCTGAGTGTTTGTGTTGCAGACATTTCTAGTTCAAATATCGCCCCTGGGTGACCCGCCTTTCCAAAACAAAATGCAAATTGCAATCCGAGTACCGACTTGCCTAATCCTGGTTCACCTGATAAAACGGTCAACTCACCCTTTTGCAGTCCCCCGGTTATTTCGTCAATTGTCTTTATTCCGAAGGGGATACCATAAATCTCTTGCGGATTTTTCGACCGTTTTTCGACATCATCATACAAAACCGATAACCCGTGCGAAATGTGAAATATCTTGCCTTCTGCCTTGACCAATTTGGTTACTTCAACAAAATGGTTTGGTATGCTTTCTTCAATTGGAGTAGCCATATCATAAGCAAGTTTAGCTAGATTATTAGCTGCCTGAATCGCCCGGCGTCTCGTTGCCATGTCTAAAACGACTTTTGCGTAATCCTCAACGTGTAGAGCCGTTGGCGTGTCATTGATCAATCCGAGTAAATAGTTTTGCCCGCCTATTTCTGTTAAGCGGTTCTGAGATTCAAGATATTCCGATACCGTCACCAAATCTATCTGAGTATGGTTGGCGGCCAATTTCTCAAAGGCTTCAAATATCCACGAATTTCTAATCACATAAAAGTCATCCTTGACTAGATATTTCTTAGCCTCTTGATAGGCTGCTGGGTAAACGAGTACCGATCCAATTACCCCGGACTCCGCCCCTTTGCTGTTAGGTTGTTGCGTGATGGATAGTTCGGAGAAATCGCTCATACTCCCACCCAATTAATTATTACCGTCAAAGCAATGCGATAGGCGGATAAAGATAATTCAGGAAGCTCGTCCCTTAAAATCTTTTTGCCTTTTTCGTATTCAACCCACGAATGACAATTTTGTTTTATTCCGTAATTTTCTAGTATTTGTTTAATGTTTGATTCAAATTGATCTAATTTGTTTTCCATGTTTTCTCCTCACACGTCAAATATTTTTTGACCGTCAACTAGGTGGTACATTTTACCTGTTGACGCTTGTTGATATAATTCTTGACCATCGTTTCCTATGTGACGATCCTCTGGTTGGTTTTCGTCCCAGTTTGGAGCCGCCGTCCTAATTGCCGCAATAACCTGATTCATTGATCTCATTTTCTTTTCTCTGCACCACGCAGCTATTTTCAAAATCTTATCCTCTGAATGAATAACCGCAAGCGATTCTAATTCCTTTATTTGATCTATCTGAGTAAGTCCATTAAACTGAATACCCGTAATGCCAACAAAACTAGCTATAAAAGATGGGGGTTCGACGAAAGTCGAAATAATATTTTCTGAATCTGAATCTGAATCTGAATCTCCGTTACTTTTCGTGACAACTTCGTTACAGTCTTGTGATGCAAACTCTTTTTTGTGAGTCACGATCCTATGTTGCCTCTGGCGTTCGCTATCCAAAACAGCCGATTGCCTTTCTGCAAACTTGCGAATTATTGTTTTCTCTCCATTTTTCACCAAATAATCAATACTAATTAATTCATCAAAAACCTTAGTCCACCATCTGACCGTTCTTCTTGTGTGAAAAGCAACATCCTCAATTTCTGGTATTTCTCCATCAAGATTTATTCTTTTAGCAACGACCATCAATTCAATCATTCCTAATTTTGCGTTATCGGATAGTTTGAAATACTTTGGATCGTCAAGAATCTCTGTGTATAATTTCAGCCAGTATCCTGCCATTTTTTAGCCTTTTAGATAATAAAGCCCCGCCTTCCAGAAATAGTGTGATTGTCGAGGTCAGCACTTGGAGAGCGGGGTTTTATTCACTATTTCGTGCTACCTCGACTCTTAAAGTTTAGCACAATTTAGCCAATTGTCAATAAACTCCGCGCCAATATCAACTAGAAAAACGTCTCTAAAGTTGGCAACAGAGAATCCGGCTCGACACTCTCATAATTCGCCTGTTCAAGTGCCTGAGCAAACGCGGATTTTCCATGGATTTTTTCGGCCTTGCGTTTGGTTGCGGATGCCTTTGCCAGGATCGCCATTGCCCGGTTATGTTCGCTCCGATAATATCTGGCGGCGGTGACGTGTTGCTGCATCCGCTGGTGCAGTAAAATCTTCTCGCGCTTCAAGTTATCAAGTCTGACTCGTTCCCGGTCACTCGTCATTGTGTTTTGTGCTCCGTTTCCAGGTCAACCAGGTTTCGCAGATAGCACGACGTGGATTGTCAAAAAGATTGGTTGGCATATTTTCGATTAGATAACCTTTTTCATCATAACTACCACATATCCATTTATCTCCAAAGCGTTTTACTGAAACGTTCGGTAATTCTTCCAACAGCGTCCCTGTGTTACTCCATTCGAGCCAGTTTATAGGTTGCCAGTAATCTTTTGGCATGGCCAAACAATTCGACACCCATGCGCCAAGCGGAGACAATATCGGAAAAACAGAGGCATAAATCGGCTCGGGTAATTTCGGCTCCCTTGCCAGGCTTATCGCTTCGCACAATTCGGCGTCTGTCATTTCGGGAATGTTCATTTGTCCTCCACTTCCACGATTTCGATTTTCTTGATGTCTACTTTGTTGTATGGGTATTTTACATTAGCCTCGTTAGTTATTATTACCAAAGTGTCGCCATAAAATATGTCCTTGACTTCGTCATCAATCGGATCAATCCAATCCACAGCACCGTTGTTAAAATAGATAATCGCTCGTTTCATCCAGCCCCCTCTTTCACCTTTTCCATGAGGGCGGCGCGGGCATCAAGAATCAACTGAGAATGAACATCACAATCCTCTGGAGCGGCTTGACCTTCAAATTCAAACCACCACTCAGCATCATCAATCAACTTTTTGCATAACTCCCTCAGTCGCTTATTCTCGGCTGAGAGGGTTGCTGTGTAATAGATCATGCCGCGACGGATTTTCATTCTGTGACCTCGGGAGCCGATGGAAGTTGTTGCCAGTGGGTGACGTCGAAATCCTCTCCCGTATCTATTGTTTTGAAATGTTGAAAGGCGGCATAATAAAAAGCAACTCCTAGAAGCGATGCGCCTAAAACATCGAATAAAACAGGAACGCGACAATCACCCTCCGGCATCCTCTCGCTAACAGGGATCCATCTGTGAGATTCACGTTCTGCAGCGAGTTCGGATTGCAACCGCTCGATTTCATCAATGGCATCTCGGCATGTGTCCATATCGAACTCGTTACCGTGTCGGAATTCATGTTTCCAGTGATCAATAAACTCTTTCGTCCACTCACTCATTTTCTACTCCCTTCGCCATATCCATACCGATAGCGCAAATCAATTCGAGAGCTGCGTCCCGCGAAAATTGAACAGCCTTAAACACGCGGTTACACGACTTGACCTCTGCAACGACAACATCCGCCATTTTGTAGATCGACTCTCGTTGTTCTTCTGGTAACTTTTCAAGCGCATCCGCAATAATTACCATGCGCGTCCGGAACGGAACTCCTGACATTTTAGGTTCAGGTTGATTACTCATCATCGTTATCGCTTGAATCTTCGAAAATTCGCGGAAATGCAGGTAAATTCAGAGACCACGGATCGACCGGAATAGTTTTTAGACCATTAGCAGCCGCAAGCATGGTTGCTTCGTCGCATGGGGTTATCGCATAAATCGCCCCTGGGCCGTAAAACTTAGTAAATGCTTTTGATTTTTCTGTCTCTGGCACATCGACCCGGATAAAACCTTGTCCAGAGATCGCCTCTTCAGTCACTTTGCCGACAATTACCATGTGACCAAATAACTCTACGATTGCGAATTGTTCAAATTTTTCTGACATCATTGCACCTTTGATTCTATGAGATTAAGTTCATCTGTTACTTCGTTGTGGTGTTCATTCCACCAGGAATTACCTTGACCGGTTCTCAGTCTGGATACCGCCAGCGTTCGCGCCTGTTCGCGTTTGGCTTTGCCACCGTTGGCTTCTCGCAGTTTACGGATAAACTCCTCGCGGATGTTAGTTGGAATTAGACTTTGTTTTGGCATGTGAGTTCCTAATCATCTTTATTTAATGAACTTTCGGGGTCGGCTTCTAAAAACGCCCGCAATAGCCGTTTGCTAACAACGGATAACTTTGTGTTGTTTACAATAACATCCGCAATATCACAGATTGAATATTCAGAACTTCCGTCAAATTCATACTCCCACTCACAAAAACCATCGTCAATTTTTACTGTGTACATTTCATTCTCCTATCCGGTCTATATCCCGGCCGGAAGGGAGGTAGATTATTTCGCTAATTCTTCGACGCGGATGCAATCACGCACAAAATTAAGGTGAATCTGTGCAAGCGATAATTCGTTTGAAAGATTTTTATAGGTCAACTCACTGGTTGCAAGGGTTTCATAATCCTCTTCAAACATTTGCGCAGCAATAGCTTTGCGCTCTCCTTCGTTCTTTCCTTGAATTTCGCCTTTGAATGTGGCATTTAATACTTCTTTTTCGACTTTCTCTTTGATCAATTCAAATTTGACGCCGGCATTGTATACTGCCATTGTGCAAACCGATACTTCATCGTATGCTTGTTTCAATTCATTTTGAGTAACCATTTCATTCTCCATTTCTCAAATTCCCCGGCTGCGGATTATGGGGAGTAGCCCGCAACCGGGGGTGTTACCGATTAAAGTTTGGTCAGTTGACGGTAAGCATCATCAAGGTCGCCGCCCAATTTCTCAAGCAGCTTTTTACCTTCATCATGCCCAATAGTCTCGTTGACTTTATTCCAGTATTGAGTAGGGGTAATTGGTTCTGGAGCGGTCTCGGTTTTGGCTGGTTTTGCGGCTTTCTTTTTTGGTTCTTCAAACCCCAAAACTGCCATAGATTTTTCAGCCGCTTCTTCCCGTTCTTCTGGAGTAGATTCTGGATCGTTCTCAAAATCAACTGATACACCGCCTTCTGAAAACTGACCTTCTACTGGATCTTCTTCAGACACAGAAAGTAATTGCAGATCAGACGGATCAAGGTAACCCCATTTTGTGAGACCTTGACGAATAACAGTTTTGCGAAACATGACGTGCGGGTCTTTGTGCCACATGCTTAATTTGTTTTTCTTCCCATCCCTATCAAAATACGCGGGGGCATATTTCGCCCCATGAGCGTCACATTCTTCGCATGTCATATAAAACATCTTTTTGAAACTGGTAATCATCTCAAATGAAAGCATATACCCGGAAATATCTCCGTCGCCGCCAGTTGTGTGCTCAATGTCGAATTGATTGCCTTCGCGTTCGAGACCATAAAAACCAGAAAACGGGTTGTATGTCAACTTGTCTGTTTTAAAGATTGGGAAAAGGTTGATATAACGATATTTTCCCGTGCGAATTGCCATGTGATAAATTCCACGCCATCCAATTATCAGAGTGCAAACACCTTTGTATGGCACCAAATGCGCATGACCAGCCGACGGATCAACTGACAATCTCATAGTCGCCGCTCTCAGGGATGAGCTGATGATTGAGTTTGCGTTACATTCACGCAGTTTCTCGTTTTGCGCTACCGCAATGAGTACACTCGAAATGTACCCGTTCGCCTGGTAGACACTTCCCAAAACATCTGAGAAGCGAGAAATCACGTCCTCTTGCCGCATGACTGCTCTCAAATTTGTTTTTGCTGTTGCTAATTCGTTACCCATTTTTATTCTCCTCTTTTTCATAAACGTACATTCCAACTTCAAACAATCGTAAAATAGTTCTACCCTGCATACTCATGACAAATGACGCTGGTTGATGTTTAAAATACGGTGCCGGGCGTTTCATTTCTGGGTTCACGGATACACTTCTTTTCTCGTTTGCTAATTCTGCCAACCTTTCAAGCGTCGTTACTTTTTCGCTCATTTTTTATTCTCCTGTACTCTAGTAATTTCTGCTCCGCCTCACTAGCGGCTTTCAACAACTGGTTGAAATATTCATGATCCCAAAGTTTTTCTCCATCATAGACATCATCAACGTATTTATCGTAAATTTTCCAAGCTTTTACCGATTCGATAAGCAAATCAGATTCTTCGACGGTCATTTTTATGTCTGGTTTGATAGCCTCCCAGCCGTACGTAAACTGTGTCATAGTCCACCCCGCAAGTCCGCAATGTCTTTTGCTTTCTGTAAAAGATCGTCCTCTTCTTCGACTGGTTCAAGAGATTTTGAAGGCAGCATTGATGTAAATTTAGCACCGTTGTATTCTGCTTCGATGACATAAATTTCTTCACCAGCAAAGCTCATGAACCGACTGACAATTTTATGCGCCTTGTTTTCAGGGTCGCCAACTAAAACAACCTCTTGACCAATCTCGTAACGATACGACATTTCAGGAAGTTCATCCATTCTATCCCTCTGATTCGGTCTTGACCACTACTTTGCGAATAAAGTAATCCGTTGGGACATCGGTCATAGAAATAAACCGATTGCATTTAGAGCAGAAATAAGTTGTCTCTGAAGGGTCAATCACTTCCCCGCCAGAAAACGATAGGTTAGGATCGGTGGTATCTCCTCAACGATTGCCTCAACCGGGTGCTGGCATTCAGTCTGTGCGAACTTCGCGTCAATCGTTTCCTGTCCGTTGCTGTGAACCATCACGACACGTTTACGCGCCTCAATTGCCTCCCACAAAAGAAGGCGAATCATCTGAGACAACGATCTGTTCTCCAGGGTGGCGAGTGTTTCCAGTTTCTTGCGCTGCCCTTCGTCTGGCATAAATCCAATGATATTTTTATCAACCATGTGCTCCTCCGTATTTAATATGTTTATATATATTATAAGGCCATTTTAAGAAATTGTTACCACGAGTTTTGACCAATTTGTAACAAAAAATTGCCTATTGACAATCTAAACAAATAAGCGTATTATGATATTGCAATGGTGAACGGATCGGTTACTTCTTTGGATGAATTTCACCGTTTCGGCTTGTTCCTTGCAAATTGAATATGTGTGGTAGTGAAGATTTCAGTTACTTCCTGCTAAGAAGTGGCTTCGGCCATTACTGAAATCGTTTGTTCTCCACCAATTTTGAAACTTTGCGGTGGATATATTTCATCGCAATTTTATTTAAGGAGAGGATAATGAAAACAAATACAAAATCAAAGTTCACAGAAACAACCCATGAGGGAGCCCCCGCAAAAAGGGTTGGTGCAGAGCAAGAATTGCGTCGGTCGGTAATGGCGTGCTTGCTTTGGGAAAACACGTTTTATGAAAGCGGCGTTTCGATTGCGGATCGAATAAAATCTCTTATTCCGCAAGTTGATCCTGTAAAAGTCTCTGAAATTGCTGTTGAGGCCCGCGAAAAAATGAAGCTTCGCCACGTCCCTCTGTTGATTGTGCGTGAAATGGCGCGCCTTCCAAAACACAAATCCCTGGTTGCCGAAACCCTGGAGCGCGCGATTCAACGCCCGGATGAATTGACTGAGTTTTTGTCAATTTACTGGTTGGAAAAACGGCAACCTCTCTCTGCTCAAGTGAAGCGCGGGTTAGCCGTTGCCTTCCAGAAATTTAACGCCTATTCACTGGCAAAATATAATCGCGATGAAGCGATAAAACTTCGCGACGTGCTTTTTATGTGCCACGCCAAACCAAAAGACAAAGAACAGGCCGCGTTATGGAAACAACTTGTTGATGGTAATTTACCCACCCCGGACACGTGGGAAGTTGCGCTTTCAACCGGAAAAGACAAAAAAGAAACCTGGCAACGGTTGATCTCTGAGGACAATCTTGGAGCGCTAGCTTTACTCAGAAACTTGCGCAACATGGCAGAAGCAAAAGTAGAAGAAGGCTATGTTTTTAAGGCGCTTGAAGACATCAAAACTGACCGCGTACTCCCTTATCGGTTCATCGCCGCCGCCCGTGCTGTACCTCAATGGGAATCGCATCTTGAAAAAGCGATGTTAAAGAGCCTTGAAAGTCGCGAGAAACTATCGGGTAAAACAATAATTCTGGTTGATGTTTCTGGTTCCATGAGCGCCGTTTTATCTGAAAAATCAGACCTGTCTCGAATTGATGCGGCTAACGGTTTGGCAATTTTGGCGCGCGAATTATGCCAGGAAGTTGCAATTTACACGTTCTCTAATAATCTTGCGCGTGTTCCAGATCGTCACGGGTTCGCGCTGCGGGACGCGATTTTACACAGTCAACCCAACAGCAGTACCTATCTTGGCGGTGCGATAAGCAAATTGAACGAGGTTGAAAAATATGACCGCATTATCGTTTTGACAGACGAACAATCCTCTGACGAAGTTCCAAATCCAACAAACACGGGCTATATGATCAACGTAGCCGCTTACAAAAACGGGGTTGGTTATGGGGCATGGAATCACATCGACGGATTCAGCGAGGCGGTTTTTGATTACGTTATTGAAAGTGAAAAATATGAACCCGACTGAGTTCATCGGATTTTTGAAACAGAAAGTTTCTGTGTTTGGTACGCAACAGGCTTTCGCGGATTCTGTCGGGGTTTCGCCCCAATATCTTGGGGACGTTTTGGCAGGAAAAAGGTTGCCTGGAAAAAAAATACTGGACGCTTTGGGTTTTG